GTGACTCTTGTCAGCTACAATGTGTAGACAATGACAAACGAATGGTTGCCGAAGTTTTAAATTTCAAACCTGGCAAGCACCTCAGCGTCAGTGTATTACGTCAAGTAAAATTGGAAATGAAATACAATGATATTACACATGTCTATGAAGGTAAAATGGGAGGCTTGACTTTTGTCACTGCTGGGCCTATAATTACACATACTAAAACATCGAGATAAAAATGAAGATTGGACTAAGCTATAGCCGTTGTGTTCGTGACATTGTTGATGGTCATGTAGACATTGAAGATGTGTTAGTGATTATCACCCGCACAGACTTTGATCCACATGATGACACACAGTGGCAAAGCATTTGGCAAGGCTATGCTGGGGGATCAGATGCCAACTTGATGCTAGGATACTTTAGCGGCGCAAATCCGGAGTGGTCTGGGTATGATGACGAAGACCTATTCCGTTCAGTAACTATTGAACTTTGGGAAACAGGTAAGTTACACCAACCACGTAAGTTTGGTGCTCACCCCGCTCGCCGACCAGAGATTTGGTTAGAAGCAGTTCTGCCAAGTGAAGAATTAGAAAAGAATCCTGCGGCTAAAATAGCCTGGGAAAAATTTCAAACAGTTGCAGGTTTAACAAACGTAAATTTAGATAAGGATTATCAATAATGCCAAATTTAGTGCCAATGGTTATCGAGCAAGAAGCTCGTGGAGAACGCAGTTATGACATTTATAGTCGTCTGCTTAAAGATCGTATTGTAATGTTAGATACGGATGTTAACGAACATTCGGCAAGTTTAATTGTAGCACAACTTTTATTTTTGGAGAGTCAAGGAAATGAAGATATTAATTTTTTCATCAATAGTCCTGGGGGTGTTGTTACCGCTGGCATGGCTATTTACGACACTATGCAATTCATTAAACCTGATGTATCGACCTGTGTAATGGGGCAAGCCTGCTCTATGGGCAGTTTGCTAGCCACAGCAGGAGCACCCGGTAAGCGTAAAATGCTTCCCAATGCCCGACACATGATTCACCAGCCCAGTGGAGGTGCCCGTGGCCAAGCTACAGATATGGAAATCCAAGTTGAAGAGATTCTTAAAATGAAAAAGAATTTAACTGAAATCTATGTCAAACACAATTCAAAGGGTAAAACTTTTGCACAGTTTAAAAACGACATGGAACGTGATAAATTCATGAGTGCCGAAGAAGCTCTAGATTATGGGTTGATTGACGAGATTATAGAAAAACGCCCATAAAGTGCGCAGTTAATTAGAACTTCTAGTATACTATAAATAACTATACTAGGAGTTTGCAATGACCCGCCAGGCGTTTAATTGGTCTGCTTTAGATCGAGATATGTTGTATTCTATGCTCTACCAACTCAAACCTGAGATTGTAGACAAACGATTATCTATTGCTGAAATTACCAGCATTTTAAGCAAACATATTAAACGACACCTTCCTCTCAAAGTAACCAGTAATAGATATAAGCCCGTTAAACCGGGAGAAGTTTGGATTGGCGGGGCCTATCACAGTTATCTCGACAATGCGGGTAATAAACGATTCATAGAAGTAGAACTAGCATTTCCCACAACTGCCAATACTATGAAAACTAGTTTGTATCGTTGGGACCGTATGTGTCGTTTATTTGCCGATACTGTGTTGCACGAAATTATACACACTAGACAATACCGTGCTAGAAATTTCAAAGATATCCCCGGATTCGAAAGCACCGCCTATTACGCCAAAGATCGTCGCGAGCAAGAGTATTACGGGCACCGTGATGAAATGGGCGCACATAGTTTTAATCTAGCTCAAGACATGATTGATAAATTTGGGTTTGATACCAAAGCTATCAAAGAATACTTAGACAGTGCTGTTCCAAAAAGAGTTCGCCCAAATGGATGGGGACGATTTATGAAAGCGTTTGAATACAATCACACACATCCAAAAGTCATTCAAATGAAACGTAAAATTATGACTCAATTGGAAAATGCCCACTGCGGTAAGCCATTTAAGACAACAAATCACTTGACATACTGATAATTATTCTGTATAATATAAACTTATACAGTTAATCATTGGAGTTGAAATGAGCGTTTGCGCTAGCCATATCTGGAGTTTGGAAAGTCATCCAAGCCGCCTAAACAAAGAAGCAATCATCGAAGCTATTGCACAAGAAGGCAATGCAGAATTTTTCGAAGGTTGTAGGCTTGCATTAGACCCAATGATCACGTTTGGACTTAAACAAATACCGGAGAAAAAAGATGAAGATGGTCCTGGCCTACCTTGGGATAGTTTTACTCTCATTATTACTGGCTTTGTCAATCGCTCACTTACAGGCAATCTCGCTCGGACCACTATTGACCAGATGATGGCATCAGCTACTAAGGCCGAGTGGAAGGGTTGGTATCGACGCATACTGATCAAGGATCTGCGTTGCGGTGTCAGCGAAAAAACAATCAACAAGGTGGTGGAGAAGAAGTATGCACAATATAGTATTCCTGTGTTTTCATGTCAGCTTGCTCATGATAGTGCTAATCATGAATCGAAAGTATCTGGAAAGAAACTTATCGAAGTTAAACTCGACGGTGTCCGTGTTATCACTATTGTTCGTGCAGACGGGCGTGTTGATATGTTTAGCCGTAACGGTAAAGAGCTTGTTAACTTTCCACATATTGTAGAACAGATTAGTGCAGTGGTTAAAAAGACTCCTCCACCATATGACGTAGTGTTGGACGGTGAAATCATGTCTAGTTCATTCCAAGACTTGATGACACAGGTTCATCGTAAGAGCGATGTCAAAGCCGACGATGCTGTTCTTAACTTGTTCGACTTTATTCCATTGGAAAACTTTGAACAGGGTAGTTGGGATCGTAGCCAAATGATTCGAAGTCAAATGGTTCAAGCATGGGTTAATACGCACCAAGCAGACTTGCTCAATGTAAAGGCATTGGCATTTGAAAAGATTGATCTTGCCACTGATGAAGGGCAGTTGCGATTTAAAGAAATTAATGCTCAGGCAGTAGCTGGTGGATACGAAGGCATTATGATTAAAGATCCAGAAGCCGGTTACGAATGTAAACGTAGTGTAGCATGGCTAAAATTGAAACCATTTATCGAAGTTTCCTTGGAGGTAACTGATGTTGAAGAAGGCACTGGTAAGAATGTGGGAAGACTTGGAGCATTCGTGTGCTCCGGTATGGACGACGGCAAGCTCATTACCGTCAATGTTGGTAGTGGCTTTAGCGATGATAATCGAATTGAGTTTTGGAATAGCCGTGATAACGTTATTGGTAATATTGTTGAAGTCCGTGCTGATGCAGTAACACAGAATCAAGACGGAACATACAGTTTGCGATTTCCAAGGTTCCTACGGTTCCGTGGATTTGAAGTAGGTGAGAAACTATAACTAATGCAGTATGTTGATTAAATAAATTACAAGGAGAAAATTATGTTTGGAACAACTTATACAGGTGGAATGTCATATCGTTCTGCCAGCGAAATTAATTCAGCAATGGGCCGTGTCTACGGACATATGAGCCTTGCTGTTATTGTATCGATGATTGTCAGCTACTTTGTGGGCACCAGTCCAGAGTTACTGCAGTTCTTTTTTACAGGTGTTATGAAGTGGATTGTAATCTTTGCACCACTAGTTGCCGTTTTTGGTGTTGCTATGATCCTAGGTAATAATCCCAGTAAAGGTGTGGCACAACTATGCTTACACGGCTTTGCGGCATTGATGGGCCTGAGCTTTGCCACAATCTTTGCAGTGTTTACTATGGGTAGCATTGTATCAGCATTTATGGGTGCTGCCATTCTATTTGGTGTCATGAGTGGCTATGGCTACTTTACTAAACAGAGTTTAGATAGTCTCGGCAAGTTTATGTTTGTAGGACTGATTGCTATTGTTATCGCCAGTATTGTTAATATCTTTATTGGGTCAACAGTCATGCAGATGGTAATCTCAGCATTGGCTATTATCATCTTTCTTGGATTGACGGCCTATGACACACAAAAGATCCGTGAAGAAGTCAGCGTGGACACTAGCGATGTTGTAGAAATTCGTGGCGCACTGACATTGTATATGGACTTTATCAACTTGTTTATCAACTTGTTACAGTTGTTTGGCGATAGAAAATGATCCGTGAATACATCAATATTGTAGAGGGACTGCGAGTTACTGACGATTGGTTCAAGGACGGTGGATTCAAAACCTACAAGCGTCCTGCCAAAGAACGTTATGAGATTGCCGACGAGCCTGGCACTATTGATACACTCGAAGGTCCAGTTAAGTATCCAAAAGGATTCTATATCATGACTGGACCTAAAGGTGAGCAGTATCCTATCAGTCCAGAAAAGTTCAACGATCTTAAAGATGATCTAGGCGATGGTGTTTGCACACCGAAGAAGATTGTCAAGGTTGCTAAACTAGCAGATCACTCCGGAAGTGTTGACACTAGTTGGGGTGAGAAGTTACACTATAACCCAGGCGAAGATGTTATTGTTCGTCATGGTGAAAATGACTACGGTGTAGTCAAACGAGATATATTCGCACAAACTTACGAGAAATTTGATGGCGCAGAGAAGTAATTATTGGTCATGCACTAAGTTTGCAGACTGGGTTCGAGGCACACCAAAAAAAGGTGCCTTAACTTCAGACGGCTGGCACGAATGGGAAACTGAAGCAAAACGCTACCATCCTGTTCGTTACTGGATCGCTGAGGAAGCCCTTGATGCAATTCAAAACTTTATCTGGTGGCCAGTGGATAGCATTTATGATGTCAAATATTATATTAACAATCGTTGGGTTACTTGCACTCATAGTCTTACTGCTCATGTTCGGGATATTCGTCCTGGCACTTGGTGCGATGTTGGGAATCGATTCCTTCCATGTCTTTTTAACGAACTTGTTGACTTCGTTGAAATCGAAACTGCATGGAGTCATATAGCCTGGGACGACGAAGCACGTAAGAAGTATAAGGCTCCATTCTGGGCTAGTGGTTGGTTCCGTTGGCGCACTTGGCGTTGCCCGCAAGCCGGTCTTGATCACTTAGATTGGGCAATGACTTTGACTAATGAAGAATGGTTAGAAGAAGGTGAAAAGCACAAGGCTGAGCCCACTGGACAGGCAATACGGGCCAAGGAAATCAAAGAACTCTACATTTGGTGGACCACAGTCTATCCTAATCGTCCAGACCCTCATGATGCAAGTGGCTGGTCAGCTTACTGTGATGCTAAACGTGACCTAAATGAAGGCCGCTTATTTGGCAGCAAGGAAACTGCCGAGTTAAGAAAGCAAGGCAATAAGGCTCTTAAACTTAGTCAAAAGATCGAAGCGGCCTACGATAAAGAAGATACCGAAATGATGATCCGTCTTATCAAGGCTCGTGACAGTCTTTGGACTTAATTCGCCAAAACGTGTAAACGAATTTAGAGGCTACCGCGTTGTATATATGTAGGGATAGAAATTTCTACATAACCTAAAAGGAAACTTTATCATGAAATTAATCGCAACTTTAATCGCTTCCGCATTCGCAGTTACAGCTTTTGCCGCAGAGCCAGCTAAGAAAGAAGAAAAGAAAGCTGATGCCAAGCCTGCTGCCGCAGCACCGGCCCCTGCCGCAACTGCCACAGCAACGCCTGCCAAAAGCGAGCCTGCTAAGAAAGACGACAAGAAAGAGCCAGCTAAGAAGTAATCCAAAGGGTCTAGACGACAGTGAATTCGAAGTAAACGACGAAATCACTTTCGGGCGTAATCGACAAGCAACACAATTTGGTAAACTAGTCGAAGATGACGAATTATCAGATCGCGTAAAATTTAGATTATGGCTAGCTAGACAAATTGCATTGGCAAAATACAGAGAAGTCCATGGTTAATAGCCCTGGGCTTTTTTGTGTAAATAAATAATCATAAGGAGATATCTATGAAACTAATCACTGCTTTATTATTAACACTGTCTATGGGATTGACCTATGCCGGTGGCGAACCTGGTAAAAAAGAAGAAGTCCGTAAACCAAAAAGCGCCAGTATCAATTGCAAAGATGCTGCCAACGCTGACAAAATAGAATGTAAGAAACCTAGCAAAGAAATGCCAAAGGTAGAAAAACCAAGCACAGACAAAAAATAAAACACGGCCCGCTCCTCTAATGTCATAGACTTACGAGCGGGTTTTTCTTTGACTATATATTCATGATTCTTCTTGCAAAAACCTGTCTTTTAATATATAATACACTATGACAAAAAATACCATCTGTGCAGTGCCCTGGATGCACTTAAACTTTGAACCTAACGGAAAAGTTATTCCATGCTGTTTAACATCCGTTCATAATTATTTTGCCGGTGATTTAAATCATCAAACCATTGACGAAATCTGGAACAGCGATAATATGAAGTCGCTGAGAAAAGACATGATCGAAGGTAAAGAACCCGAGGTGTGTCGAAAGTGTTTTGATAGGGAACGTGTAACCGGCGAAAGTGGTCGATTCTATCACAACAGAGATTTCCCAGAAGTTCTAGAAAAAGTTCCAGAGATTACTCTAGAGGACGGAACTTGCACTACCATGGAATTAAAATACTGGGATTTCCGTTTTAGCAATCTTTGTAATTTTAAATGTCGTAGTTGCGGGCCGCGTTACAGTTCAGCATGGGTTCCTGATGCTAAAAAGCTAGGACTCACTGATCAAGAAAAAGTATGGAACATTGATTCGGTAGACGACAAGACAAATTTTGATTTCTTAAAAGATCAAATAGATCATGTAAAAAGAATTTACTTTGCAGGCGGCGAGCCCTTGCTCATGGACGAGCATTGGCAAATTCTAGAAATGCTGGTAGACAAAAAAAGATTTGATGTTAAGTTATCATACAACACTAATGCATCAGTGTTGACCTATGGTAAAAAGAATGTCATGGATTATTGGCGCCAGTGGCACTTTGGTAAATTAGAAATTTGGCCCAGCATTGATGAAATTGGAGAGCGAGCAGAACTTATTCGCAGTGGCACTGTTTGGAGTAAAGTAGAGTCAAACTTAATGGAATTAATGACTCTAGACAATGCCATTATTCGACCAGGCATTACTGTAGGTGCATGGAATGTAGGACGATTCCCTGAGATTGTTGAACACCTTATCGACATCGGAGTTGTTCGTCGTCATCCTAAAACTGATTTTATCAACCACAACAATTTCTTTATTAATTTATTAGAGCATCCACCACACTATCATGTCAGCATACTACCAGATGATTATCGTGCAGCCACTGTGAGGAAATTAGAGTCATGGGCTAAAGATCACAATGAAAAGTATAACACTAATATTGATCATTTGTTGACTCACATTATCCACGAACTTAAGAAACCATTTGATTTAAAAGCTGCAAGACGATTTGTAACGGTAACAGATCAATTAGATAAAATACGTGGTGAAGATACCTACGAAACAATACCCGAAATGTATCTTGTATTAGAAGCAGTAAGGAACGCCGAAAATGGATGAAATTGATCAACTACGAGAAGACATTATTAAAAGTGAAACTTTTTGCTTTTATCCATTTACACAACTAAGTTCTAATCCTTCGGGGCATCTTAAACCTTGTTGTAATTATGTAGGGCCAATGAAACATGCCGACGGCAGTGTTATCAGTATTTTATCCGGCGATAACTTTAGTAATGCATGGAACAGTGAACACCTTGTTGATCTTAGAGAAAAGCTACACAAGGGAGATATTCCGGATGCTTGCAGACGTTGCATCAGAGATGGCGATGTTAGTATGCGTCAACGTTCTGTAGACGATTACAAAAATGATCGAAAGACATTGTCTCTAGTTTTAGAAAGTATTAAAAATAACTATCAAGCAGAACACTATCCAAGCTACTTAGAATTGAAGCCTAGTAACTTGTGCAATCTTAAATGCGTGATGTGTAACAGCTACGACAGCAGTCAAATTGCCAAAGAATTAGGAGAGCTTGCAGACAAGTTCGGTGGTATTAAAATATTAGATGGAAGATTTATTGAAATTTCTAATATTCCGGGTATCACTGAAGATAATCATACATGGCAAAACTTAGAGCAGCCAGAGTGGTCAAACAACAGTGAAGTCTGGGAAAGTTTTACAAAACTAGCACCTGATCTAGAAGTATTAAGTTTTGCAGGTGGCGAACCTACTATTATGCCGTTTGTATTAAAGGCACTGCAGTATGTTGTAGACAATGACCATGCTAAGAATATCACGGTGTTTTTATCTAGTAACTTTACAAATCTAAATAAAAACTTTTTAGAATTAATGCCTAAGTTTAAAAAGTTTGAACTAATTGCCAGCATCGACGGATTTGACAAAGTCAATGACTATTCTAGATATCCCAGCAAATGGAGACAGGTATCAAAGAATTACATCGAAGCAAAAAGCTACATGAAACACAGCAATGTTAAAATATTGATGAATATCACTGTTAGTTCTTTGAACATTGTTAATTTAGATGACTTGTTATACTTTTTAGAAGAACAGGCCAAAGCATATCCTTACTTCAAAGAGTGGCCATATAACATTAACTTGATCATGTTCCCACTAGAACAGCAGATATCAATGATGCCGCAAGACTTGAAAGATCTGGCTACACAGCGTCTTACAAAATATTTAGAAACCAGTCGAATTATCAAAGACTTTCCCGGACTAGATGGAAAGATACATTTGCTGTTAAATGAACTAAAGAAACCCAATGATCCGTGAATGTTTAACTTGTTTAAAAAGCGTATTAACATATTAGACACTCACAGAGAAATTTCTATCGGTGACTATATTCCGGATTTAAAAGATGCCTTTGAGTAAAAGTATTTGTGCTTATCCGTGGAGAGCTGCTGCCATTCGTCCCAATGGCGCAACAATACCTTGCTGTAGATACCCTAACCTCGATGACCCTGATATATTTGTAGATAGTCCCGATCCTCGTAACAGTGTTCATTGGCAGCAACTACGAGAAGACATGCTGGCAGGCAAACCCATTGACCGATGCAAAAGTTGCTATCAAGACGAAGCAAGCGGCTTGGAAAGTATGCGGCAGTATAGCTTAAAAGAGTTTATTCCAATCAACAGTGAAGTCCAGCCTTTGGAAAAATTAGAAGTTGCACTGAGCAATTTGTGTAACTTGGCCTGTGTTCATTGCAGTAGTTACTTCTCCACTAAATGGTATAGTGAAGATGTTCGTGCTGGAAGAATTAAAAAGACAGGAGTCATTGAAAATAATTTCAGTTTTAATCATTGGGATTTGTCAAAGTTAACTGAATTAAAAATCATCGGCGGTGAACCTTTCATGGAACAGAAAAGGTTCATAAGTTTATTGAAAAACTTAAACTTGTCAAATATCAGTTTACAGATCTGCACCAATGGAACTATACTGCCAAATGACGAACTTAAATCGTTGATAGAATCTTGTAAAAATGTTTATCTGTGTGTTAGCTTAGATGGTCTAGGCACTACCAACGACTGGTATCGATGGCCCGGTAAGTTTACAGATGTCATCGACAATATGAAGATCTACGAATCATGGTGGAGCTCTTATAAAAATGTGTATCCCATTGTGCATCATGTTGTTAATGCTATAAACATTTTTGAACTTGATAAATTTGTTGATTACATGACCAGTGATTTTCCTAAATGGAGAATTGAATGGGATTGGATTAGATGGCCGCACTGGCAAGAATTATCTGCACTACCATTAGAAGTTAAGTCGGACTTGATTACTAAATTTAAACATTTAGACTCGTGCTATGTAGAACATGAACTTAGACTAAATCCATACAAAGTATCCATTGATAGATTACAAGAAACTCCTAACAGTAGTTGGGCTACGCTGAAAGAAGAAACAACAAAACTTTCTCAAGAAAGAAATTTAGATTTTTTAAACATGGTGACTCCTTACCAAGAGTTATGGAATAAACAATATGACTGACAAGACAATTTGTGCATACCCTTGGGTGCATATGTCTGCACATTTAGACGGCGAAATGATTATTTGCTGTAACGGCTACGACAAGGGAAACATTAAACAAGATAATGGAGAACCTTGGACACTAAAAGATATCGAAGATCCTTTAGTATATTTCAATTCCAATGATTATAAGAAAATTAGATTAGAAATGCTCAACGGAGAAGAGCCCGAAATATGTAAAAAGTGCTACGACATCGAGCGCAGTGGCGGTCACAGTATTAGACAAAATACACTCACTGAATACAACATCGAAGAGTTAGTTGATAAAACAGATACTAGCACAGGAGAACTGCAAGAACTTACGCTAGATTATGTGCATTTTATGTGGGGCAACAAGTGCAATTTAAAATGCAAAATGTGCGGACCCGATGCAAGCAACCAACTCATTGAAGAGTTTAAAGCAATGGGTATGCATGTTTCAGACAATGCAGATAGTCTTAGCTTAGAATGGAGTTTTGAATCTAATCGATCTGTGCTGGAAAAAATTGCACCACATATCAGTATTCTAAATGTCACAGGCGGCGAGCCATTGATAAACAATGATTTCTTAGACTACTGCAAATATCTATCAGAACAAGGTTATTCAAAGAATATTAGATTAGCGTTTCACACAAATCTTACAGTCATGCCGGGTAAGTTTGTTGATACTTGGAAAAACTTTAAATGGGTCAATGCCAAGCTGAGTATAGACGCCATCGAAGAAGATTACGAGTATATTAGATATCCTGGAAAGTGGAACATTGTTTCACAAAACATCAAGGATCTAATCAGCATCACAGACGACATGCCGCATGTCAGTGTAGAAGTGCATACTGTATTTTCTTCGTTTAATGCTCACGCTCTACCGGATCTTTTAAATTATCTCACAGCCATTGAACATCCTAGATTTATAAATTTTCCCAACACACTGTGGGTAACATGGCCTAGATATGCAGATGCTAGATGCTTGCCTATAAATATAAAACAACAAGTAACAGATCGATGCCTTGCAATCATCGAAAACTACGCTGGTGAAAAATCGCATCAAGTAAAGAACAATATCAGTAATCTCATTTCTAATTTAAAAACCATGAATGAAGTGCATTACAATCAAGAATTGTTTATAAAATTCAATAAAATGCAAGACCAGCATCGATCAGTTAAAACTGAAAATATAATCAATTGGTATAAAGTATGAAGACGCTGGGAATATTTGGAGACAGTTTTGCATCACCGTTTCATGGACACGATGCTGATATAGGCCTAGAAAAAGAAGCCTGGGTATATAAATTAAATAGAGATGTTAACGTATATGCACAGGGTGGATCGAGTGTATATTACTCGTATAGAAAATTTTTAGACAATCATGAAAAACATGATACTAATATTTTTGTTATTACAAACTTAACTCGAATACCATTTGAAATTACAGAATTTACAGAATATAATCACTGGATGCTAACTTGCGGCAATGCTGCTCGGGCAAAAGATCATATTAATCTAAAACATATGACTGACTCGACCAAATTGAAAATCTGCCAAGCAATTGCTGACTGGTATGATCACCTAATGCCACATTTTCCGTTTTACGATTTTGGGCATTTAATGTATAATGAAATAAAAAGACTACGTCCAGATACATTGTTTATACCAGTGCATTATATGGATGATGGTAAATCTTGTTATAATATACAAATTCCGGGTGTATCAATGACCGACTATATGAGTCTTACTGTAAATAGTCTTCTTCCAGAATATGTCGGTGATAGAAATAGCTGGTCTAAAATTGCAAATCATTTTCCAGAAAAAAGAACGATATGTCACTACAGCATCGAAGTAAACGATTTAGTTGCCAGTGATGTTATAAAAGCATTAGACACAGGAGTATGGAGGACTGAGCCTTTACCGGACAGTATCAGGCACTCACAACCCTTTGACTACTATTTTGAAACATTGAAAAAAGGTCATTGGTATATAGATCCAAGGTTAGATTAAATGAAAACATTAGGAATATTTGGCGATAGCTGGACTGACGAATCGTTTGGACATGATAGTTTTGGACCAGCAGGAGACCGTTGGGCCTGGTTTCATAACATTCCAGATCATGAAGCTAGATCCCACGGAAGAGGTGGTGCTAACTTGTATTATACCTACAAGCAATTTTTAGAACATCACAGCAAGTATGATAAAATTGTAGTTGTTCTGACGCAATATGAAAGAATTCCAGAAGCAATGTTTAATCTAAAAGGTTTTGATAAACCAGTGTTCTTGCCAGGATGGGAACAAATTGATTATTATTTGAAAAAATATGAAAAAGATTTAACAATCCGAGATGTTAATAAACTTAACGCTATACGTGATTTTTATCTTTGGGCACAAGATGATACTACTTGTTACGATATGGGATCTTTGATAGTTGATAAGATCAAACAACTTCGACCAGATGCTATATTGATCAACGGATTTTATCAAAGATACGAAGACCGTCAAGGCGAGAATATATTTCCAGAGGTTTCAGGACCTGCAATAATATCATATCTAGATGCAATGATTCGTGGTATAACAACAGATTTATCAGATGTTGAATTTCCGCATCTAAAAATAAGAGCAAGGCCAGAAATAAGAGGAACCTGCCATTTAAGCAGGGAAACAAATCTTGTATTGGCCAAAGACGTATATCACGCACTGGTTACAGGGGTGTGGAATCCTATTGTTCCTTATGCAATACCGCACGAAGTCAAAGATTTAAATTATTACTATGCTGAAAAAAGATGGTAATAAATATTGATTAATTTTTAAAGGAAGATATGGCAGAAGGATCAGGACCTAACGGCGGCTGGACAGAAGTTGATGAATGGTTTCATCAACAAGCATTGACTAATAAAGACCCCGAATACCGTAAAACATTAGTGGCCAGAGAAGATTGCCCCGAATGGTTATTAAAAGGAACGATAACACAGGACACCTTTTTTAGCGTTTGGGAAATGGCTGCACTAAATCCTAACGCACCAGAAGGGGTTATACGTGGCAATTTATCTAGATTTCCAGAATTAGATGTTGACGATTTTTGGGAAAGAAGGGCGGTAAAGGTCAAAGCCTACGCAGTTATTCGAGAATTTAAAGAACAAGAAGAAAAAGCTAAAATTAGCATGGGCGGCGATCGTGATCGCATAATTGCTAAACACATTGTTAATACCGAAACTGCAGCTTCTATTGTAGAAGAAAAAAAGAATCCAGTAATACCTTGGGCGCCTACTGAAAAGTATCGAATTGCTATGGTGTTAGCGCCAGCCTGGGGTATAATGTTTCCGTCATATGGTGTGGCAAAACTTACAGCATTGATGCGCCAACAGGGATATGCTGTAAGAGTCTATGACGGTAACATAGAAGCAAAATGGATATTAACCGAAAAACACGGAGTTGATTATTGGAATTCTGGTAGATACTTCGTGTGGACTTCTAAAGACAACTTTGAAAGAATAGTGCTTCCCGACATCGAAGAGTTGTTAAACAATATTGTCGACGATGTTATAAATTCAGGAGTAAAGGTTGTTGGGTTTAGCATCTATAATACTAACATACTTGCTGTTGAACTGATGGCAAGGAAATTAAGAGAACGAGATCCTAACATCTGCATTCTTGCAGGCGGTCCCGAAGCTATTATGAGTCAGTGGTGGTTTGGTGCAATTGGCAATATTTTTAATTATGTTTTTGCAGGAGAATCCGAAGAGCAGTTAATGTATGTTCTTGAAAATCTACCAGAGGAGCTGCCTTACAATAAAATTGTCGGCTCGGTAGAAAGTAGATTAAAATTAGAATCTTATCCATATGCAGACTACTCTGATTACAATCTAGCATTGTATAAAATTAACGGTATTAACATCGAAACCTCTAGGGGATGTGTGGCTAAGTGTTCCTTCTGTGCAGAAACACATTTCTGGGAATATCGCAACGTTGCAGTAGAACGTGTGGTTGAAGAAATGGAACACCAAATAAAAACTTACGGCACTAGAAGATTCTGGATAGTGGACAGCTTAATCAATGGTAATCTTAAAAGTTTTAATAAACTGATGGATTTAATTATTGAAAAAGATCTTGATATAAAATGGAATTGCTATAGTCGGTGTGATGGCCGTATGGATCGAGAATTTTTCGATAAAATCAAACGTAGCGGTTGCACATTGTTGAGCTTTGGCATAGAATCAGGAAGTCAAAAAGTTCTAGACGATATGCACAAAAAAGTCAAAATTTGGGAAATAGAGCAAAACATGAAAGACTGCCACGAAGCCGGAATATACATTCATAGTAGTTGGCTTCAAGGATTTCCCACAGAGCGTCCTCTAGATTTTCTACATAATCTTCAATTAATGTATACTTGCCGAGAATGGATTGATGCTATATCCCCAGGAATGGGTGCAGGTATAACTCCAAACAGCGACATGGATACTAATTGGCAGGCATACGGCATGCAATGGAAAAGTTTTAGAGAAGACGGGACTGTATGGAAAGGTGCACCTCAAGATAAATGTTTTGGTGACTGGTATACTGAAGGGTATAGGAATACTACATTACAGAGATTTTTAAGAGTAAAACTAGTAAACATTTGGCTTAAAGAATTTAAAAAACATATTCCAGAAAGCATTATAGAAAACGGTAATGATTACCCGGATCTCGAAAAATTGTATAGCTTGGAATTCAAAGAACGCAGATCAGTTACAAAATTAGTGCAAAACAATTATCTAGATCTAAGACAAAGCGGCAGTGAAGATTTCAAAGGAATTATACTACAAGAGTATCTTGGGTTTATATACGGGTTATGGCAAGTTTACGGAGAACTTACTTGGATATTTAAATGCGATCCTGAGATAGATGATAGAAACTTTGGAGAACATTTAGTTCGTCTGTATTGGTGTGAATTAACAGCCGACATAGATTTAGAAGGTAATTACACCATACAAGTGTATCATAAATTAGATCATACAGATCCTAAAGGTGAAGACAGAGATTTACTTGAACCAGACCGAACTGGTATGAAAAATTATGCACTAGAGAGAGAAAGACAAGACCTGAGTTTTGAACAATCTATAACATTAACTGGTAATGTCAACAATTGGCAGTCTAGTGAAATTCAAGTAGAAGAAACTGTTCATCCTCAATATAGAAAAAAATCTTGGAAATTGGAGACCGCATGAATATAGATACAAAAGTCGTTGAAAAATTTTTATCCGGCGAGGAAATTTTTCTAATTGAAGAAATAGTAAAACTTACAGAAATTAAAACTGGACTCTCGGGCGTAGAGCACGGAAAACATCATGCAGACTATCACTACATAAATTTGTATAATCACGAGCCACATCAGGAAATTTCCGAACTATTATTGCCAAGACTAAAAAAAATATTGCACGATCAAATCTATATCGACGATTGTCATATAATGGATTCTGTGGTTCCATATACTCCACACTCTGACACACTTACGCCTGTTCCTCGTGACGGTTATGATCATGCTTGGACTATAATTATTCCATTAGATGATTATTTTAGTAATACATTTATGTTTGAAGAACAATGCACTTGGACCAAAAGTGTCACCGAATGGGTAACCAAAGAAAAAATATTGCCTAGATATTCGATTAGTGATGATCTTTATCGTAGATATTTTACACATAGTATAAGAAGCGAATTTGATTACTTAACCATTCACGATGTATTTCCATGGCGCAAAGGTTGGCTAAGTGCCACCAGCAGAACCCGATTCCATTGTTCGGACAACTATTTGGCTAGAGGAATCAAAATGAAACGGGCGATCGTAATGTGGACTAGTTTGCCCAAAAATACATAATTTGAGCTTGACTGCATCCAACTTTGGTGCTATAATACACATATTGTTTAACGTAGAGGAGCAACCAAATGGCAACTAAACTCAAAAAAGAATCTATCGCACTTCGTGAAAAAGCCAAGCGTGACTACAGTCCAAGTTGGGTTGGTTGTGAGT